TGATGGGGTCCATTACTTCGTTCCCTGTACTGTGTGTCGCAAACGCTGCGTCATGCCGTTATGGATTGGAGGCCACCCGCCAGAGAGTCTTGACTCTCCGCGAGTGTCCCCTTCTCGTTAACGGCGATGATGCTGCGTTCCCTGCCAATCGATGGGGCCGCCACGTGTGGTCGACCCTGTCAACGGTGATGGGACTCATTCCGAGTGTTGGAAAGTGCTACTCTTCCACGGAATTTGTGAACATCAACAGTACATTCTTCAGATTCACTGCAAACGACCCTGCAGTTCCGGATCGCAAATTCTGCCTGATCCACTACGTTAACCTTGGCCTTATGTCTGGGCAACAGCGAGCGGTTGCCCCGGGCGTGAAGAAGGGTAACGTATTCAACCCGGGAACGGGGCGCACCATCGGTGCCCGTTCTCGCGAGTTGTGGCGGCTTACTCCGAGTTGTCTCAGACCTCAGGTGTCACGTCTCTTCATCATGAAGAACCTGGAGACTCTCAAGGAGTTGAATTTGCCATGGGGTGTTCCCGAACACCTTGGTGGACTTGGTATAGCCGGCGCGTCAGTCAAGGAAACTGACATTCGCCTGTCTCGCGCTATGGTTGCCGACGGAGTTGTTGTTCCTGCTATCACAACAGCTCAAGCTTGGCAAACACGACAACTCGCTGTTGAACAGCTGCCTCCGGGGAATACCCATGTGAAGCTGTCCAGTGAGGAGTCGGAGCGGTACGAGCGGTGGCTTGGTCTGCTCGGGGTTGATCTTCTCTTTCGATCTGACCCCGGACTGCCACGCGGCGAATCGAGCATGGAATGGCTCGAGCGACGGATATACTCAATTGTGCAGGAAAGCCGGACTTTGGCTTCACAGTTCCGGCCTCTGGTGGCTCTCTGGCGGCGACGCATCAAGAAACAAGCGTTCGCGCCGACGAGCCTGATCTCCTCGGAGTCTGTCGACGGTACCATCATCAAGATGGTGGCGACTGTTGACTACGACGAGGAAGACCCAGAGGCTGGCCTGCCTGCATTCATGCGCACCAGGCGCATGGTCCACGAGGGTGTGCGTGTGAGAGAAATGCTGAGTCTGAGAGGCGCGTTGCGCCCCCTCAGCATGCCCAATTTGGCGCGAGCAAACCAACCACCATTGTTCTCAAATCTTCACGGGGAGACGACCTCCGTTCTCGAGTCTATTGCACGCAATAGTCTCGTGACCGGTGTGTCAGAACTCGAGGCATTCCCAAGGGGAGCCGCAGAAGTTTATGAGTCCAAGCGACAAGCTATTAACCCTGCC